GTTCAGAGTGGTCACGTCAAGAAGACGTAACCGGCCACCAAAACGTCCACTCACGTAGACGTTCATCGTCGGAAGGCTGTCCCAGGAAGAGGACTCCTTCCGTTTTGTCGTGTAACGGGTCGCCGTAGGGTTCTTCTCGCGAAGAGTGATCCTACCCCGTTTTAAACTGCCATGAAGAAGAGCGATCTCCAACCCGTAAGGGTTGAATATCCTTCTCTTTTCACGTCTGGGAACGCGAACTTCATCACTAACCGATAAGCGTGAAGGATCACTAACATAGCAAGCATAATAAAATGCTTGTGTGTCGTGATTCCTTTTTAGCCTACCCGCCAGAGCGAGAGGTGCCCGTATACCCCCATCTTCATTCTCATACATAGGAACGTATCTTTTAGGTACGCTCTTTAATAAGAATTGGATGGAATTAACAAGAGGAATGCCAATTACGGCGCTCCAAATGTTCAGACGATTAATGGCAATAAAGCGTTCCTGCACAGTGTCCAATGATGAAATCATCACTGGCCGGACTACCCTTCCTTTCTGGTAGTCGCCTCCACAGGACTCGCGAAACGGACCTTCGAGAAAGGTCTTACTCTCGTTTGGGACAAAACCTAACAAACGCAGCATGGAGATAACCTTCTCAGCCGCCTCACGGCGGACGATGATGTCGTCTCCAAAAACTGCAAAGTTAGGAAGCCTATAACGCGTTCTACGGACTCCCGGACTGCGGTAAGCAGTCTGGTAGGATCCCCTAATGAAAGGGATATCTAACATCCGGTAGACAGAGTAAACAACTGCGGAAAACAAGACTGTTTGAAGACTGAAAGTATAACCGTTCCCCATGGTCGAAACCATGTGGAGTTCGATTTCCTTTCCGTCCGGCAAACACGAAGTTGGCGATCTTAATAAGTCTAGCCAAGCGACGAAGTCGCGAGGAAAGACTTTTCGGATCATCTCCCTGCTTAAGGAATCAGAAGCAGAACTAAGGTCAATCGTTGAGAAAGACCCAGTCCTGCTTCCAATCCGAGCAAGCCTTCGATTAATGTCCTGTTGGGTATCAATATTAATCCCGATCTTTCGATCGAGCCTCCTATTGATCCACTCTCCAAGCCCGAGCTGGTATACCATATTCAGCCCAGGTTCCGTACAGATAGTACGGCAGATGTCGTTTGACTTAGGAACAAAAGATAGACGGTTGCCTCGTACAATGCGGCAAGCCCCAAAGCTGTAATGGCGTAATCTTTCAGCCATTCTCCAGAGGGGACTAATGTCGCACCATCTCACATAGTGAGAGTACAGCCCCGCTTTCGTACAAGTCAATGGCCCCGAGAATAACTTCGTATAGAAGTCAGTTCCCCAGGCTCCGATAGATGCTCCAGGTCCCGTCTTACCAAGATCGGCCAATTGGTCGAGTGATAAGGTCGGAAGCTGGTTCGCATCAAGTAGGAATCGATAGAGGAAGTTCCTAATTTCCCCTAAACATTCATTGGCAAATACGTCGGCGGGATCGACCTCAAGTCTAAAGTCCTTACAACGGTCATTGACCGCGAGAAACTTATTCAGGCCATCTAGCTCGGCAGTAGGGGAAAGAGAAAAGACATACTTTTTAAATATGTCCGCTCTTAACCTTTCCACCGCCGCCAACTGGTGACTTGTCAGGGAAATCCCTGTGAGGTCTGCTTCAAGGCATTTGGTTAACTCGTTCCGGTAATCACCAGGACTAAGCACCATATGACACCAATGGTTATCGTGAATCAGCACCACTTAGGACAAACCTGTTGAGGTAGTCCCAAATGGTATCTGAATACGAAAGAGCACGGGTATCTCGTTTGCACATTCCGAGCAGGAATATCCACCCAGCCTTGCTGAGTGTGAAATCCTGACCAGCAACGCATACTAAGCCCGATTCGTCGTTTGAAGTATGGGGATCGACGACTGTGACTGTGTAGTCCCAGTACATCTTTCCCGGAGATAAGGCTAAGTGAATTTCCGCCATGCCGTATTCAAAGGGGTTATCCCCGATGCGTTCGACAAGCTGACATTCACGAACGAAAGAGAGAGCATCCTGATAGGATGTCCTCCATTCCGAAACCTCCATCTCCGCCGCAAGGCCGATTAGTTCAAGGACAAAATCGCGCTCAGAAGGAAAACCGTCGTTTCCCACGTTGAGGCTTATAGAAGAACTCTTCATATTAGTCTCCAAGGTAGCTAAAAAGGCTACCGCAGCCGTAGATTATCTACGGTTGTGCGGCCAGACCCATCTCAAAGTTAATTCGATGAGACAAGTCTGACGAACGCGTATCCTAAGTGTGAACAATCAGAACACACCGGATACGAGGGAGTCACCAATACCAGCAGACTGCTGGTTCTGGACTCCTATGTGAAACGACGTCAACCCTCTAATCTCAGCCGGGTTTGCCAAGTCAGTACCAGCGGCGATCGAGAAGATCGTCTTGATAGTTGACGTGACAGGAGCCTGTCCGAGTAGAGGAACAGCACCCTTCCGGGTGATGTGTTGCCAGTCGTTGTGCGGAATGCTCCGCACTACCCCAGTCACTGGATCGACGGCACCAAGAGTACGAAGTACCTTGGGACGCACGAAGGTCGTGGTGAACGGGGAAGCAATGGAGTGAAACGTCACACCTGCTGCGGTTCCGGACGCGAGTCCGGAACAGGCATGCTGCTTTCCATTGTTATCAGGGGCCGTATCCAGAGTGATCGTCCAGGCAGGGGTTGTAAACCCCGTCTGTAAACCACCGGTAACGGGTGAAGTAGGATTCCACATGTAGGTTTAGTCCTCATGTTCGAAGAAGTTTGGAAACAATCTCGTGTTGGCTTGCAACGGCTGCCATGTTGGCAACCTTTTTAGGCCCTAGATCGACCTCCACCGCTAAGCTGGGTAGCTTAGTGATAGGAGTCCGAGCTAGTTCAAACACGGATACCTTTGATGTCGCTGGACCACCACGAGTACTAATGTAATTAGGCTGAAACTTCATAGCTTCATCACTAATACACAAAGTACTAATACACTCGGTACTTTTTACGATTGTACGCGAGTTCCAAGCTAAGTGGCTCAGACCCCAACATGAAGCTTCGAGAATTTTTCCAACGTTGAAAAAATAATCGACAGCCCATGAAAAAGGAATGAGTTCCCACAGAGTTGGCACGAAGTCGTCAAAATCGAAACCCAGAGAGTCTGCCCACCGCCCAGGACCAGCTACTTCTAGCTGGACTGCGGCAATGGACATAACTTTAAGGTCCACCTGAGACCGTGAGGTCAAACGGTGGAGTATCGAATTAACGGCGTAAAAGTCATTCAAAGCTAACGATCCAAATGGAATCTGTCGCCCTCCAGTAAAACGTACAATAGACTGATCACGCTCACGGGTAATGATATCACCCATGGCCTTGGCAGCATCTTGCACGTCTCCTACAAAGGGAAGCCAGCCGAACACACCTTCGAGGTACTTGTCTCGCACGAATTTCTTTCTGTCAACGTGAGATCGATAAGTCTTACCCCGGCGAAGCCGGTCTAAGTACTTCATTATCTGCTCGTTAACAGAACCATGAGCGTGCTTGAGCATGTGGATAGTTTGACGGAGTTCGCCAACAAATGTCATACCAGAAAACTGAGTCTGACGCTTGCGGCATTTCCCCATAAACTCGGTCAGCAGTTGGTTTACAGCCTGGTTGACCTCCGATCCCGAATAAACATCAGGGTAAATAATAGGGCAGAAGTTTCCTTCTACACTACTAAACACCGCCTTAGGCGAACCGAAATAATTTCGATAGTGGTCATACCGGGAATAACCCGGAGTCTGACTTATCGTCATATCCGATACGTTATAAGACGATGTTGCATCCTGTTGGGTCTGAAGCTTATGCTTCCAGCCCCAAACAGAACTACCTGATTTTATAGTATCCCACACATAATTCGGGCCAGCTACAATCGTGGAAGGTCCAGGTATTCCTGGACTGACCGGATTGCAAGTGACCCAGTGTGCGTGATAATAGGATTTAGAGGTCTTGTAAGCCATAAAGACAACTCATCACAGAACGCGCTGTGAACGCAGAGAGGCAAAGTGCCTAACCATACACGAATGTACGGCACCTGGGACAAAA